CTTGCCAATTTGCGATGCATTACTTCTTTAAAAGCGTTGAAACATTGCATGGATTTATGCGAAATGTATGTGAGTGCACTGCAGTAAATGGATACTTTATTGGAACATGTTATGATGGACAAGTGCTGATGCATGAATTGAGGCGATACATGTTTGATGAAGGATTGCGTGTCTACGACAATCAGCATTTAATGTGTGAAATAATTAAAAAATACGACTCTGAGGAATTTGCGGAAGACGAATCATGTCTTGGAAAACAAATCATGGTATATCAAGATTCGATTAATCAATATTTGCCAGAGTATTTGGTTCATTTTCGATATTTAACCAAGGTTGCCAGTTTGTATGGTTTTGAATTACTCTCTAAACTGGAATGCAAACAATTAAATTTACCCATGTCACAATCAGATGGTATGTTTCAAACAATGTTTGTTGCAATGAGAAATAATTCCAGCTCTGAATATGCAGATGCAATTCGAATGTCTGAATCCGAAAAATACATCTCATTCTTGAACCGATACTTTGTATTCAAAAAAGTGTTGGAAGTGAATGGAGAATCTGTATACAATTCATTCATAAATCCTTCTCAAGCAGAACCATCTTTAATGGACCAAGAAGAATTAAAGGAAGACATTGGTCCAGTAGATGTAGTACCACTTCAGAATAAGATTGTCTTGAAATCGGTAGAGGAAGATGTAGATGTAATTGAAGAAGAGGAATCACAAGTTCAACCAATTGTGCAAGTTCCCACCAAGAAAGTTCAGATAATCGAGGTAACAGAACCAGTTAAACAAAAGAGAGTGGCGAAGAAAGCGGTATCTGAACCTGGACAAGAACTAGTCACCGAGTTTCCTAAGAAAAAGAGAGCGACCACCAAAAAAGTGATTGTAGTAGAAGAGCCAATGCCAATTACACAAGTAGAACAAGTAGAACAACCAATCTTACAAGTAGTTGAAGAACCAGTTAAGAAAAAGAGAGTGGCAAAAAAAGCAACAGCAGATGCGTTGCCAACCGAAGAAAAAGCCCCATCCAAAACAAGAAAAACCAAAAAAGATGCGGACGCCCCCTAATCATACAAATTTTCGAATGATTTAAATATATATTATTTACACTATTAATAATGAATGCATTGTACATACCAAAACCAAATGGATTACTCCTAACAAACGCAACAACAACAACAACAACAACAGAAACAATTATTTTAACAACGTATCGTCAAGCCATCCATGATACTATCTTAAAGATTCAATCATTAGAACCATCAAATGAACTAACAAATGTATTAAATGCCTTTAACATTTCGGAATGTTTTTTTTTCACAAATCCAGAACAGTCTATATTATTTTATGAATTGCATGAATTATTATCTGCTTTTGGAATATATAAAACAAATGTTCAAACAATATGTCAGCTCGGTATACAAGACAATTCTGTTGAACAATTGTTTCATTCCAATCCATTGATTGAAATTTCCAATATGTTAGTTGATTGTGATTTGTTAGTTATTAATATAGAAAACATTGCAAATATTTTGCAAACAATTCAATGTTCATTAAAAAATTCGGGATGTTTAATTATACAGTTATCTGCATTAATAGATATGGATATGGTTAAAATACTATACATAATAAGTATGATATTTGAAAAAACACATTTGGTAAAACCCGCTATTTCAAACGTTTTATCAAATAAACTATTTATTGTTGCTACTGGATATACGGAATCCACTGCATTTGAAGCAGTTGATTTACATTCTATCATAGTTTCTCCCTTTTTTATAGGAAAAATAGAAGAATTTATATCAGTGAATGGTCACAAACAAATGGATGCGTATGACCAAGTATTGAATTGTTTTTTCAGCAAGAACAAGACCATGAAACTAGACGCCATTAAAAAGAATCATTCTCAAAGATGGACAACTTGGTGTGATAAATACAAAATTGCATATAATAAAGTGGATAAAATGAATGTGTTTTTAAATTCGGAAGAAATTTAAGTCATTGTATGTTGTTACACTTTAGTTCTTCTATATTGAACACACGGAGCTTTCTTCGTTTTATCTGTTCCCGCATTCATGGCACTTCTCTGTATATCTAACAACCGCGTGCTACTTGAAACCGCCCCTTGTTGAGCAAATCGTGCATTGCTAGGTTTGTATACAAATTGATTTTCACATTTAGTGTCACACTCGTGTGGACGATAATGACTTTCGGCTTGGTCAAATGTCGACCCACGATTATATAACAATTCAGCCGATGTTTGATAATAATTTGGTTTTAAAATAGTATTGGCAGACCGAACTCGGCTCAGTGCTTTCTTCGCTTCATTCCCATAGCAACGTTGTTTGTCTGGTTGTGGTTTATGTGTTAGATTAATAATGGGAGACCACTCGGATACTAGAGTGTTTCCAGATGATTCATGGCAATCAGCAGATTGAACAAATGAGCCGGGTCTTTCCATTGCTTGTGAAATAGAAACATGAGTTCCAGAATGTCTGGAAGGGTCTGCTAAATAACCTTTTCTATAATGTTTAATGGGTCTAGGAATACCATGGCGATATACGTCGTTATTTGTTGGGTCATTATTTGTTAGTGGTCGAATGTTTCCAGCAGTAATAGATGTTGGGTTTGCATAATCTCCAGAACCTTTCCAAGATACGTATCCCTCTCTATTTGCTCTGTTTGAATAAGATACCATTCCTAGAGGATAAAAGGCAGTTGACATGATACACTAACAAAATATAATTATTTGTTATTTTTTTCATATCAAATATATTTTATTTCAGTATTGTATGCGAATCTTTATTTGGATACTTATTATTGGATTGGTTTGGATACTTTTAATGCCAACTCATGAGGGATTTAAAAAAATAAATATTAAAAAAGCAATAACAAAGACGGCAAATAAAGTAGGCGGGACAATTACGAAGATTGCAACGGCTGGGTTGCCAGCAGATGCTAAAAAAGTATTAAAAAATCTAGGCAAAATAAAGAATTCAATTCGTTCTTTTACTAAAAAAGGGGGAGATGGTTATGTTGCTATACCACTTCCATTAGCCGTTCCATTAAAAGGAGGAAAATGTGGAGTTGTTCCATAAATATTTATATTTTAGTATAATAGAATATGTTTTCTACAACAACAACACCAGAAACAAGTGACCCAAATACCCAAACTACACCATCCACTTCTAACACATCTTACTCCTATATTAAAGCAATTAAAGCACCTTCTGAAATGGGTATGTCTGATGCGGGCAACCTTAAAACACTTGAAAGAAATATTAATGGTCTACTTGCATATGTTGATTTGTTAGTAGATGGTCCAAGTCGAGCAAGTAGAACATCTGGTCCACTAGGAAGTCAATTTTTTGTTCCAACAAATGCAACATGCAGTGTAAATGGAGTATCCGTTCCTCGTTCTATTTATGTAGACAATATTCCCAAAGGAGGTATTGATGCGGCTCCAGGTGCCAATTTACCCGACTTTAGAGGACTTATTCCCGGAATGATGACTGGATTAAGTGCCATTGACCCCGAGAAAATATCTGAGTCTATCATGAATTCGGATTCACCCGAATGTATTCAAGTAACATTGAATGTTGTAGACAGCAGTTATAATACGGTTTCCGAAACAAATTATATCACAACAACAGATGCAACACATATTGACCCATGTTCTTACACAAATTGTGTAAACCCCGTTACTGGAGTTACTTGCAATGGAAAACAAGGATTTGCTAACAGAAGTGAACTACTCTTTGAAGAAATAAAACATGATTACATTTCGCAATTGTTTCTAGCATCTGTTGGGATATTAAGCATTTACATTTTACATTTGTTACTACAAAAAAGATTCAAATAAAGAATTATAAATAGGCAAATCTAAATTGTTCTAAATGAGGCACTAACAAATGATACTCTCTTTTGTTTTTATATTCTGCTGAAAGGTCTATAGTATATTGTTTCCGAACATTGAACCCAGATTCCGCAAACCATATGCATGTTTTAATGAATGTTTTATCGATTCGAGTTTTCTTATAAATTGCTTCTAACATATTGGGATAAGGATGAAAGTCAACCGCTTCTTTTATTATAAGAACATTGACCCCAATTTCGAATGGATACTTTTCTATAAATGAATATTTAACAATGTCTTGTGGATTCTTCTCATAATGAGAAATGGCATTTTTTAGCAATTGCATATCACATTTCATGCCACCATAAAGACTTCTATAATGTAATGACAATACTTCATTATAACATATGTTAGTTTCAAGCATTTCATGTGTATATTCTACTTGAGAATTTAGTTGTCTATCGTCAAAATATCTAGAGCACGCACTCAATGAATATACTATTTGCAGTAAAATGTCAATGTCATGATTTGTCATTTTATATTGTTTATCTGCCATAAGAAGCCAAATAACAATTGGAAATGAATCCATTAAAGATACATCTTCCATAAATATGATTGGAAGTCGTCGTAATAATTGGATTGGCTCTCTTTGTAGAATAGCTAATGCACTCGATACCGCAACTGGGTGATTCCCTCTTCTTATTGCTTTTTGTAGGTTAGATTTTAGCAATGGAATGTCTGCATTAGTATGGATTTGTGGTAACAAAGATGACTGATGCAATGGGTCTTTGACAAAATGCAATGGGTCTTTGACAAAATGCAATGGGTCTTTGACAAAATACAATTTAATACCGGATTTAATTGACACAAACTCACAACGGTCGTCCGGTTTATTGGAGAAGTAAGCTTTATATGTGCTAGGGTCATATATAAAGCATTTTTTATGTTGCTCATTGTGAGCGGTCACAATCGTAAAGAATGAATGAAGATTTGTTTGCATTATTATATTTACAATCTAATTATTTATTCCAATGTAATTCAATTTTTACACCTTTTACGAATGCTACGTTTCAAGTTACTACGTTTAAGTTTACAATGGCATTTATTTTGTTTACAATTGCATTTTTTATTATTACCTCCATATTGTCCTTTTCTGGTTTTGTTATTTGTAGATACCGCATTGCCAATGTTCGTTTCAATCCAATTCATAAATGAATCCGTTGAGCGTTCTTCATTGAATTCTTTTACTTTTTTGCCATGAATGTATTTTATTGTTGGATATCCATTTATAGGACCCACATTCATAATCTTACTGCTGAGGTCAGATGATACTTTTTCATTTATATCTGCCACTAACACATCTGGTCTATTTTTGTGAGCTAGTCTATTTTTCAATTGTTTCCAAAAAGGGAAAGCATGAATGCAGTGACCACACGATTCTGAATGAATGAAAAGAAAAACATGTTTTCCATTTTTGATGTATTTGTTAACAATATCTAGGTCTTTTTCTGAATCTGTTACGTGTAAGAATTGCATACATTATAAATAGAAAATAATTGTCCGAAATAAAATCCTATCGTATTATATGTTAGTTGTCCAGTTTATAATTGGATTTATTCTTGGAGTAACCATCTTTTTAGGCGGATTGCATTTTTACGCAAAATATGCATCCTATGAAAAAACAAGTCGATGTCCAAACATATTAATTCAAGTTGGGTCTAAATATTTCTTATTAAATTCAAACATTGAAAGAGTGCCCGGAGTCAATCCACTTGAATTTGCAACGTTGGAAGATTATCACGAATTTCTAAAATGGCAAAAAACGGTCGGCATTAAATGTCCCGTTTTATTTGTTCAAAAAACATATGATGCTCAAGGAAATCGTGTTTATAAAATGCGACCTTCTGTAACTGAACCCAAGGGCGGGCTCCCTCCAACATCCCCCTCATATGTAATATCTGATAAACCAAATACAGATATTGTGAATGAATCAACATGCGGGAAACCAACCATTGATGTCTCTGGCGCCGACCCTCATTCATCCATAAAATATTCTTTATGGGAATTATTTACGGGGTATACAACTCCTAATAAAATGGATGCAAATGGCAATAGTGTACATAGCACAACTACTCCTAAAATAGAATTTCCCGCAGATTTAAAACCATGCCCTATTCCAGAATTTAAAACATTAAGTGATGACCCAATGGATACAAATTGGGGTGGACAAGATTATACGGAAAAAGCAGTTGACTCTGGTAAATATAAGGGAAGTGAAGTTTAGAGGTTACATATATTCCAATGATTGAATTAGTGCGTCTTTAATGTTTTTATACTCCACTATACTTGATAAATTATATTCGCCATTCTCATCTTGTTTGGCATTCGCAATATCGTTGATAGAACGGTTATCATAATAATCTAACAAATTATGAATTAGTTCTGTATATTTATCCTTATTTTGAGAAACACCCACAATTGTCTCTTTGGCGGTCATTGCCTTTTCCGCGTTTTCTACTACCGTTGAAAGAGGGACATCTCCAGTTGGACTGGTTATGGTCCCAGATGGTTTTGTGGTTGGTGTTATTGGGGTTGTTGTTAGTCCTTCAAAAACATTCATATATCCGACTGCAAAAATAACAATAACAATTAAACATATAATAATTCCAATAGTGGTTTGCATAATTATTAAAAATATTATAATTTACTAATTATACATAATTTACTAATTCATCTTTACTAAAGAAATGCTGGGAGTAGTTGGAACATCCAATGTAGTGGCGGGATTTGAAATGGGAGAACCACTGAGTTCATTCAAATAATCAATTACATGGTCACAATCTGAAATACCAAGAGTCAAACTAGCTGAAGTGGCAACAGTTGTTAATTCATGTGCCATTTTATAATTTTTATAACTTGTTAGTAAATCGATGTAAGCTTGATTATCTGCCGTTAATTTTTCTAAAGCAGTGTTCATACTCGTAATATTATTACTAATGTCTGCGGTAATGGTTGCGGGTTCATCCATATTTGCACTGTTCAATGTTTTTAAGTAGTCAATCGCTTCATTATAATCTGAAATGCTTGTTAGCTGTGCGGTTGCTTTGGTATTGACTAACTCATATATTCCATTTGCTATTTTCATATTTTTATAACTATTTAGTAAATCAACATATGCATTTGTTCCAGCTGGCAATCTATTTAAAGACTCGTTTATAGCTGCTGTAATTGCCGTTGTTTTTTGAATGACCTCGGCGTTTGCATTGCCAGCTCCATCAGATAATCCTTCTTGTGTTTTAACTAAAATAGACAATATACCATATATTGCAACTAACACTAACAATGATACTCCTACCATGCGAACATTGTTAGGAATTTTATATTTCATACACATATCAAATATTATAAAAAATCAATAATATTTTTAATGCATGTTTTGCTTATTTTTCGAGATTTTCCATTGGCCATGATGGATTTAATATCATTCAAACAAGTCGGGTCTGCTCGAATGGCGATAATAAGGTCTGAGAGTGTATTAAATTTTTTGAAAACAGCGGTGGCTGTTACATCACTAATGCCGGGTATTTGACACAACATAATGTTGCTTATATTTTCCTTTGTGACATTTTCCTTTTTGACACGTTTTACTACAGAACAATATTCATCGGCTTCATCTCCCAAAACTTGTTGTTGTTGTTGTTTGTAATATGGTTGCTTATCTTCACTCTTAATTAATTTGAATGCCATGTTGCACAAAATAGTGGCTGATTCTTCTAAAGTATTGCTACGCATGAGAGAAAATCCCTTATAATAATTAATAGAGAACATGGATGAATACAATGTTTGCTTATCTATTTTAGATTTAAAAATAGACAATTTTGTTAGGTCACCTTCAACCAGATAAATGATATTGTGATTTGGATGATTGAGACCATTCAAACGATACGACTGTTCGACATATCGACCATCCTTAATACTTGCAGCTAAATCGGATAACGTTTTTCGTTCGATAATCACTTTATCTTCGTCGGTTGTTGTATCTGAAATAATAATGTCACCAATTGGAAGAGGCACACTTGTTAGTTCAACTGAATCTTTCAACACATGTCTCTCTAAAATCATTTTGCAACATGCAAATAAATCTGTTTCTCTTACATCTATTTTCAATTTAAGTTTCATTTTCATTTTAAATAGTTTGATACACAATTATTAAACTATTTTATAATATTCTTTTAATCACATGTTTAACCAAGGTACTTGCGACCCGCTCTGTAAACAAAGTGCACACTCTTCTTCACTTCACATGTCGTAGGAACAACTTGGCATGTTTTGTTGCAAGACAAAGCCATTCGGTTTGCAACCGCACCAATCTTGGACGGAAGTCCGCTTTTGTTAATTCCACCGCAGTTGTTAGTTCTATTCACTAAAGAACCTACAAATCCGAAGG